ACTAAAAAACCTAGACCAAAAACAAAGAAGTCAAAGGCATTTATGAGAGAGAGTTTAGAATATATCAAAAATGTAGCTAAATGGCAAGCCGCCGATACATATTGTAATGATAATGGTTTAGAATTTAAAATCTTTACTGAAAAAGAATTAGGAATTTATTAAGTAGCAGCGTAATTCTGTTTGTCCAAATAAGGATCACCTGTGCTAGCATTTGGTCTACTCACCATAACTTCACTTCTAGCAACATTATTTTGATTTGATACCGTTGTTGGTTGATTATTTACAACTGTAACACCGCCTGCTTGGCCTTCACTTTCTAATTTTCTTTGTTCTATACTTTTCTTCATCGCCAAGTCACCAAACTTCTCAACATTCATAGCTTCTATTTCTTCTTTTGATTTATTTCTTAAATCTAAAGCGTCAGCTATAGCACTACCACCTTCTTTTTGTAAAAATTCTTTTTCTGTAATGTTTTTACCCATTTGACCAGCAAGTTCAAATCTTTTCTTTTGAGTTTTAAATTGATTTACAGTTAATCTTAATTGTTCACTTCTAAATTTTGCTTCTTGCGAATTGCCTAAAATTCCAGCTTTTTGTGCTTTATTATAGCCATCAATCCATCTATTTAAAACTGCTTTTCTTTCATCAAATGATGTAATATTTTCCAAATTGTACATATCATAAGATAAAGGTGGAAACTCATCTTCTTGTAATGACTTTAATCTTTCTTCATAATCATTTGCTTTTGCTGCTTTAGCAACATCCATAGCACTTGATGTTTTATCCATATTAACAGTTTTAGGTTTTGGTGTTTCTTCTTTTATTGTAGGTTTTTCTATTTTTTCAGCAGTTGCTGGTTTTTCTTCAATTGAAGAAAATGCTGATGATAATTCTTTTTTATCCTTATCATCTGCTTTTACATCACCTGTGCCTGATTGTTTATCAGCTTCACCTGGTTCTTCTTTAGTTTCACCTACACCTATAGCATTTTTAATTTTATCTTTAAATTTCTTTGGCACAAATGGTATGGCGTCAATAATACTACTTACAACAAATTTTAAAGCATTTAATATTGTTTCGCCTATTTTTTTAAAACCTTTACCAATTCTACCAAAATCTAATGTAAATAAACCTACAACAATATCAGTAATGCCACTAATAGCACCAACAATAAATTCTAATGCTTCATTAAATACATTTACAAATGCTGTAATGATTAAACCAACTTGATTAATAGCACCCTTAATTAAAAAATCTAATGCACCCATAATAGGTGTTAATACAGGTTTTAATATTTCAAATGTTTTACCTATTGCTGATATGACAGGTTCTAATGCCTTCATAATATCATCAGCATATTTTATAAGTAAAAATAAAACAGTACCTATTCCTGTAAATCTTAATAAACCTCCAGCAACTGGACCTAATGCCGTAAAAAGTCTAGCAATAGGACCTATTTTCATAACAAAGTTCATTAATGATTTAAATGGTTTTAATAAAGTTCCAAATAATCTACCAAGGCCACCCATAAACAATACAAACTTACCACCTTCTTTTTCAGCGTCGCCTTGTGCTTTTGTAACTGCGTCACCAACACCTCCACTTTTACCTTTTACATTACTTTCTTTTGATAATTCTGAAGCTTGATCTCTTTCACGTGCTTCTTTAGTTTTTTGAAAATTTAATGTGTTGACAAGTGTTTCAGCAACTTTAGTTGTTGCTCTAAATGTTTTTAACGATATATCTCTTAATTGTTCTAAAATACCTACTTGTACTTTATCTGATGATTGACCTGTAACAGCTGAAGCTCCACCTACAACAGTTTTACCAACTAAATTCTGTTGTGTTTGTACTATCTGTAATGCTCCTGCTGTTGCTTCGGCCATTTTTTATTTCTTATCGTCCTTTTGCATCTTTGGTCCTGTACCAGCATATAAACCAAACCAAGCCGCTCCAGCACCAACAACTACTGATACTAAACCTGCTTGTGCGTTATTTGGATCTGGTAATGCCATAAACCAAACTGTTACTTTGTACAATAGATAAATGTATGTTGTAATAAAAATTCTTGGAAATATTCTCCAAGCGTCAATAGCCTTTGCCAAATCAACCATACCTTGATATTTATTTGGTCCTTTTGATACTGTATCAACTTCTAATTCTAATTGTACAGTTTTTTTAATAGTTTCATCCATTACTTTTGCGCCTCTCTACGCCTCTTTTCGTTTTCTTCTTTAATATGATTAGCTAATAAAGTCACGTAAACCTCCCTCTCCCAAGGTATCATATTCTCTAACTCGGTTAAAGAATATTTATGATGTTGCATCAAAGCAAAATTTACACTAAAATAGTTTTCTAAACTATCGTGTGAGAGGGCTATCCGAAAAAATCAGTTAGTCCTTGTAACATAACTTTACTCTTAACCTGTGTTTTAGGATTCAATACTTCAATTTCGTGCATCAATTTAGGCATTGTATCATAAAACTCTTGTATTTTCAAAAATGTTTTAGAATCTAAACTTTCAATAAATTTTGTCAATTCGTCTTTTGTATAATCAGTAGCGTTATATATTTTATCGCCTTCATATACTTGATAAATTGATTTTGATATGATGTCAAATAAAACTTTTGATGATATTTTTGCATCAAACTTTGTGTCTGTATCTACAGCACCTAAGGTAGGATATTTCATTATCAAACCTATTTTTTTATTTTCATCAACAACAATATTATTATTGTGTTTATCATCAACTTGAACCTCAATTTTGGTTAAATCAATATCAACATCAGCATATGTTTCTTTATCGTCTGGACATAAAACTTTAAGTTTAGCTATTTCACCAACAGATTTAGCTCTTATATTTAAAAAAATATATTCTAAATCAAAAGTTGGCAAGTCTTCAACATTCAAACTATTAAAAGTACAGACACTTACTATTTGTTTTAAGGCCTCTACAATTTCGTTTTGTTTTTGTGATTCCATAGCCTGTAAAAGTATTTTTTCTTCTCTTACAAGAAATGGTCTATACTTGACTTTTATGTCAGCAGATGGTAATGTCAATTCATATGTTTGTGTTTCAACTATGGGTAACGGCATTATATCTCCTTATTATATTAATTATAAAAATGGTGGGAATACTCTTCCACCAGTCGCTCTACCAATCGGTAAGTTTCTTCTTATCGTATTAGTAACATCTCTACCTGCTCTTTTCAGTTCAGGAGGTAATCTATTTAGTATACCACCCAATAAGCCACCAAAACCAGCAGCAGGTTTAATTTCAGGTAATGTGCCAAATGATTTACCAACCGAAAATCCAGTTACTTGGTCAATACCTAAATTTCTCCAATATTTAAAATTTAACGTGATAGGTAAATTTACAATTGAATCTCTTTGATCGTAGCCATAATCGTAACTACCAATTGTTGCTGGATAACATTCATATAATCTAACAGCATATGTAACTCTATCTCTATCATTATCAGCGTCAAATGAACCTAATTGAAGTATATCAACTTCACCAGTATAATCATCATAATAATTCATATTATGTGTGTTAATATTAAATATCATTTTTTGCCAACTTTCAAAAAACATTCTTTGTCTTAAAAATTTATCACCAAAAGTTGTTAACTCAACTGTACCTGGAAAAGAATAAGCATATGGCATAGCTCTTTTTGGTCCATATGTAATGTAATCTTTTGTGTTTACATCTCTACTAGGCATAGTAATCTTATTACACATCATACCAACATTTCTAGCCATTTCTTGGCCGCCTACATCATTAATACCTGAATTACTTGTAACAGGAACATCGCCTGTATCTTGCCCTCTAAAAGTATTATTATCTATTTTTAATTTATTAGGCATAAAAAATCTTACAAGGTATCTTGTAGGTCTTGCCATACCTTCACCTTGTGATATATTGGCCATAAATCGGCCAATTGTATTTTCACTTGCGCCTATACTTTTACCTGGAAGTTCAGCAGCTCTTTTTAAAATACCACCTGTTGTTAAAGTGTTATCTCTTGGAAGACCAATTCTTATGTCTTGTCCAAATATTCTTATGCCGCCTCTTAAAATTGCCATTAGATCATTCTCCTACTATCTGACCACACTCTACTTGTTCCTGCTTTTCTAAATTGTTGTACAGGTAAATAAACAGCCAACGCTGCTTCATCAAAATCTATTCTTAAAAACTGTGATCTCACGTGACTATACAAATACTTTTTAATTGTTGGTTTAATTAAATTAATTCCTTTTACATCATCATAAGTTGCTTCAAATTTTGTGGTAGATTTCATTCCACCATCAGCAAATTTTTGTAATCTTTCTAATAATCTAAACCTTAACAAGTAAGGTAAATAATGAAAGTTTAACCCCATAAATCCACCTGATATTGACTCTAATGGTAATACAAGTGGAAAGGTATCATAATATGGTAGTTTCTTTTTTAACTTTGGGTCATAAAAAAACATATTCAAACGGCCAGCACTTGGTCTACCTATTAGTTTACCTTGACTCATTAATCGTCTAGCAGTAACTCTATCAGCAAGTGATTGTACATTGGATCTGTACCAAGCCGCTGATTTTCTTATACCACCTTGTTTATCTACTAATGGGTCTAATATACTAGCCATAACAATATTTATACGCTGGAAAGTAAAAAAGAGGTGGCTATTTCTAGCCACCCCTTAAAGCATTCAGTTTTAGAGAGAGATTTTACTCTTCCTCAGCTAATTTACTAAAGTATGACAACGTATCGTCATCATCATCACTTAGCTCAGGTTTAGAGCTTACTGTTTCGCTTTTCGCTTTACCGTTGGTTTGAGGCGGGAGGCTTGCGTTCTCAACGGTGCTTGCGTTTCGATCACCCGTAATTACCCTATTCAGTTTCTCTTTAAGTTCATCATAGGTTTTAAAATTACTAGGGTCAAGGAAAGGTTTTAGAGCGTGTTGTTTCTTCCACAACTCTTTGATCTTTTCATCACTATCAGCAACTTGAGTCACAGCTTCAAATTCTGATTTGTCATAGTTCCAATAACCATCAACTTTTCTAATTTTTAGTTTAAAGTTCGCACCTTTCCAAAAATCAAATGGGTTAATTGGTTTCTCATCATCAAATGCTGGTTGCATCGCTTCAGTAATCTTATCAAATATCTTTTTACCAAACTTGAATAAAAATACTTTACCTTCATTTTCTGGATGTTTAGGGTCTGACACAACAAGTATGTTAGAATAGTAAGATAGTTTTCTTTTTCTTTTTCTTGCTATCTCTTTATCACTATCAACACCTGTATTCCATAATCTTGTGTTTTCTTCACTAACAGGATCTTTTTGACCTAATGTTGTTAATGAGTTCTCAATGTACCAGCCACCTTTGTCTTGGAAAGCGTGTGACCAAACTCGTTGCCAAGGTAAGTCTTCGCCCTCTACAGCAGGTAGAAATCTAATAACAGCATAACCGTTACCAGTTTTGTCTAACTCTGGTTTCCAAAATCTGTCGTCTTGGTATTTGTTTTTATTTGATTGATCTTCTGGAGCAAGATTTTGCTCTAGTGCTTTTGTTAACTTGTCAAAATTGCTTGACGAGCTTTTTAATGTTTCAAAGTCCATATTTTCTCCTTATTACTTTGTATTCGTTGTATTTGTGTAGGCTGTTTAATCGCCTTCAT